TCCATCAATCCAATCTTCAACAAACTTAGTGACATTAATTTCTAAATTTTCAGGACCTTCAAGGAACTGTTGGGTTCGATCTGGCTTGTTCCTATAGTCGCCACCGACGCTTGTCCAGGCCGCGGTCTCCGAAGCTCGGATCCAGTTAGAACCATATTTGCTATATGTAAGATCTTTATAGCCTTCTAGATCTAGGCCATCGCCTTCTTCCCAATCTCTGGAGATCGCTTTTACGAGTAGCTTATAGTTGCGAGGAATTGTTTTAGAGCTAGGCGCGTTATATAGTTTAAGATAGAAGTTGACAGATCCACTAGCGGGAACCTTTCCTGCTGTTCTATCTGCACTAATTTTAGCTACCGGGAACTTAACCAAAATCCGAGACAACTCTTGAGAGCTGGTGGATTGACGGCCGTAAATTGAAAAAGTTTCAAGAATATCGGCTCGGCCGGCATTTGCGCCGGTGCCGCGCGTTTTTAAATTAAGCTGATAGGCACTAACAATCGTATTATCGGCGCTAGCCGTGTATCTTCTAAGCATTATCTAGTCTTACCCCTGATATCTACTGCCGGAAATTTAATTTCAAAAATAGCATTTCTGGGGCACATTATTTGTGCGCCTTCTGGAGATAGATTTTTATCAACAGAGAACTGTACATTTGAATACTGGGCGCCTGTCTTGTTGATTACCTTAACATTAACTACGTCCAAAACACTGCTTGCCTTCTTTAGTTCCGCATATATATCACTAATCTGAAAGTGTTCTCCGATAAACATTCCAGGCGCGTAATACTGCTTTAAGCGCGCTAGCGCTTCATTTAAAGCAATGGATTTGTCCGTTTGAGGTAAAGTGGTAATTACGAACTCAATTCCTATATTAATTATATAAGGGTCTAAGATATCTATAGTATCATTAACCATTCTATAATCATGTAGCCAAGTCTTTAAATTATTTTTTATTGTCGAGTTAGTTTTGATGAATTTGCCGAACTGATCTTCAGAGATGACATACATATTAAGATTTCTCTTGAGAGAATCAGGATCTTTCTGGACTGAACACCTCTTTATAGAGCCAAATTTGGCCGGCATTCTATAGGCTATGTTCTCATAATCGGCCTGTGTCACGGCCCTATTCTGAGTGGGAAAGGTATCGTATATTCTTTGTTTTATCTCGGAGGGCGAGGCATAGGTTACCTGTCCTACAATTGGTGTCTCGTTAACGACTTCTAAAGAATTTTGCACCGATATAACATTGCTATCGCTTAGGCTATTTAATTTTTTAAAATTAAATGCGGAGCTAGCTACGCTTTTTATAGTGCCGGCAGAGACATTAGAATTTGTTGGATTTGTTTTTCTATATAATATTTTAAGCTCAGTGTCAACAGGCACTATCCCATAACTTATATTTTTAGAAATCTGTGTAGGATCAAATGTTGTGTCGGTTACATAGTCTTTGCCAAACACATTCATCGCTACTTTTTGTGGATCAGCAATAATTGGCGTAGTAGACTCTTCGCCACTTCCAAATTGAAGATATACTCCCTGATTTCGCCTAATGACCACAAACTTTCTTGACACCAAGAGAGGCTTTATAATAGAAGGCACATTGTCTTCTTTATAGTTATTGTTTGATATTTCTTGATAAACAACGTCTTGGGATAGATTTTCAACTTCGTAGTACTTATTTCCGTCTGAATCTATAACCGAAATTATTTCCGACAAATTAGCGACCGGCAATTTCAACATCTTAAACTTTGAAAATGGGCCTGTTTTAACTTGTGATACCCCAAACATGCCAGACACCACGTTTCCATATGCCTTTATGGCAAAGTGAGTTGGGGCGCCGGTAGTATCATTAACCTTGGAAACAATTATTGTATTTTTAGGAGCGGCAAAATCAATGTTTTCAGTCAATAAAAAACTTAAACCACTATCAGAAGTAAAGCGAGCGCCTTTCTTTAACATAGGGATATACGATCGATCGGGCCCGAGAGCCGAAGCATCAGCTGGCACTTCTAGAAAGAGCGCCACTTGTCCAAATGTCGAAGGCCTGCCAGCATCTTTATATCCCAGAATTCGGCCATGGCGTATAATGTTTTCCAGAGCATATGAAGTATCTAAAAAAGACTCATTGATATTGTAATCCAAATAGAATGAAATCTGATCTCCTACATATGCGACAGCATCCAGCATCATAGAGCCAAATGAAGCTTCGCTGAAATCCTGAAAATTATCGGGATAGAAGCGCTCTGCTAGTTGCATCAGGTCGGAGCGAATAGAGGCATATTCTCTGTTGGTATAGTTGATAGGAACTATTTTATTATCATTTTTGGCCATTTATAAGTTTCCTCTATTAAATAGTAATTTCTAATAAATCATTTACACCAACAGAAGGGATAGCATATTTAATTATTATTTTTAATGAATTGGTATCGGCAAATGATTGAAAGTTTATGGAATCAATAGATACTGCCGGCAAATACATGCCAGCTTGTTTTCTAATTTTCTCCTCAAGTATTGAGGGAATGCCTTCGGAATAATTAGCAAACAAGTGTTGTGATACTCCCACTCCAAACTGAGGCTCCATCACTCTTTCTCCCGGATTGGTAAGAACGAGCATTTTAAAATTTTGCTTAATCATCTGCCGAATCGTTTTAATCATAGTAAAACCATCAGCAGAATTATAAGTTAGCGGTAATTTTATTCCAATTGAAGACATAATAAGTTTCTCTAATAATTACAACACATTTACTTTTTACACAAAGTTCCTTTAGCATCGAACGGATTATTTCTAAGATTCTTTCTTCTCCATCTAGGAAATAACGTCTCGCCGGTCTTTGGTTTAAGCTTGCTCTTAAGATCTCTGATGTTAAATTCGACAGGATCAAACTTCCTCATTGAATCGATGTTGTCTTTGAAAGAGCGATCTCCATAAAGATTCTTAAAAATAGATTTTATTCGACTCTTAGAATTTCTTAATAATTCTTGATCCCAAAAATCCCACTCTCTAACGCCTAATCCTGCTAATAATCCGGGATTTCTATCCTCTGCCGAGGCCCAGCCGGCGGTATATGTATAGGTTGGTATATTATCGTCATCAAAGGAAACTCTAATACCCGGAGCTGTGGCGCCTGTGTATTCACCGGTTGCAACTGTTTTTTCTCCAATGGACGGAAGGAAGGCCATATCATTATAGATTGCCAATACAGACAAAAATTTATTAGTAGGTATAACATAGCGCGTTATGAGCCTAAAGCTTTCCTCTTCTTTTAAGAGTTTTAATAGACATAAGAGTTCTTTAGAATTAGCGCCGACCGGCTGAAATCTTTGTATCTGATAGTCCAAGGCGTCAATTTCGACTGTTGCTATTTCACTCTTGGCGCCTCCAACGATAGCTGAAAATTGTAAACCATGACGAACGCCGAGCTTTCCTTTTACGCCAATCGGCTCGGCTGAAGTATTTGGCAGTTCGCGGGTGGTTGCATCTTCCGAATCACTCTCGATAATGGTGCCGGGCGGGTAGACCAACTCCATGGTACCCGGATAAACATCGGATATGTTTAAAGTGGGAGCATGAGATTTTATAATCTCGGTAGCTTCTTCTGGTGCATATTTTACTCCATTAATACTAATGTATTTTTCCAAGAGAAAAGGAGCAGTAGCGTCTGCGGTAAAGCGGGTGCCGAGAGGCTGTACATCTCCGATCGGCACAATCATGTTAGAGATGTAATGGTTGTGTCCACTCACGCCCTCAAAGCCATATAGATCCTTACAATTAGGATAACAGCTACTCTGCGCCACCTCAACCATCCAGCTTGTTACTTTGTGTTTATGGTGTATTCTATCATCTAAAGGGTTATAGGCTTCATAAGCCCACCCATTTCCATCTGCATCCACCTCGTATATATGATCATGACCAAGGTCATTGGAGGTTGTCCCGTAGGAAGGTCCAGATGGGGAAGTCTCTTCAATCTCTACAATTTCTTTATCAAGATCAAGGTCGATACCGCCCTGTGTAAACTTAGTTAAGATGTAGTAATCAATATCGGTATAGGTGGGCTCCATATTGAATTCTTTTAAATTCTCTAAGAACTTCCCACTCATCACTTTAAGCTCTGATTTAACCATTTCTTTTAATACCAGCTTTGCATCATCTTCGGTGGCCTTGATAGCCTCAAGGTTTAATCTCCCTTTGTATTCTTTGTATGTCTCAATATT